CACTAAAGCCCCTGCGAAAGGAAGATGATCAAATCCAACGCATTAAGGATACATTCAAATGAGTATTAAACTCCTTGACGTTGTAAAAAACTACAAGGGGTTACCTCATCAAAAGCAAGCTATTGAGGCTCTAGAGCATCTTCTAGGGTCCTTTGGCTTGTCTGATAAAGCGGAGTGGGTAAAGATTTGGCGTACGCCTACTGCTCCTCAACCCCAACAATTTAGCAATACCTGGGATGGTATTAAAGCTGCTGCTCGTGCTGCTGGAGCTAAGTATCCTGAAGTAGTCGCTGCACAATGGGCACTCGAAAGTGCATTTGGTACTGCCACAAGTGGTAAAAATAACTTCTTTGGTATCAAAGGTGCTGGTACTATAAAGACTACCTGGGAAGACTATGGTAATGGTCCTGTTACTATCAAAGCTTCCTTCAAGGATTTTGCTACTCCATACGACTGTGTAAAGCACTTAGTTGACCAGTGGTATAAGGACTACAAAGGCTATAAAGGCGTCAATCGAGCCACCTCTCGTGAAGACTGTGCATATCTCCTTAAGCGAGAAGGTTATGCGACAGATCCTATCTACGCGCAGAAGCTGATTCGACTGATGGAGCAACATGCTTGAAGCAGGAATAGCCGTCGGCATAGCAGCGTTTACTGGCCTTGTTCACCTAGCTAACCGGTTTCACCGTCGAATTGATGATGTTCACCTTAGAGTTACAGCAATTGATAGGCGAGTAGATGCTATTGAGCTAGATATGGCCAAATTTTACGTACCTAAGTCAGATTTTGAGCGATCTTTTGCTAAAATGGAGTCACACATGGTACGTATTGAAGAAAAACTTGATCAAATGATGATGAGAAATGGCTAAAAAAGCAACTGAGGATATGTTTAACGAGTTACATAACCTCGTTACTACAGAATTTCTCAATCGCATTAAAAGCGGTGAAGCCACTGCACAAGAACTTAAGGCAGCTTGTGATTGGCTAGCTAAGAATGACATTAGTGGGGTTGCTTACGAAGGTAATCCACTTGATAAACTAGCTACCATTATGCCCAAAGTTGATCCAGAACTTGTCCAAACGAGGCTTTATGGCAGGAAAAACGGCTGACTACTACAAAAAGAACCCAAAAGCACGCCAAAAGCGTCTCAAACAACAGAAGCGTTATAACAAGACTGCTGAAGGGCTGAAGATCCGGACTGCAGCTAATAAGCTAAACCGTAAACTTGGCACTTACGGTAACGGTGATGGCATGGACGCTTCCCACACTGGTCCCAACACTGGTAAAAAGGAAAGTCCCTCTAAAAACCGCAAACGTCCTCGTACTGGTAAGAAATACGCCCAGTAACAAAGATGAGGATCCCATTGCTACCTACGCCTGATCACTATCTGCAAAATCTAATAACCATGACAAGTCCAGAAGCGAAACGGCTCTGGAGAAGAGCTATCAAGGAACACTTCAATTGTCAATGTGTTTACTGTGGAGAAATTTATGAATTACACGAACTCACTTTGGATCATGTTCGCCCTCGTTGTTTGGGAGGCGAAGACCTTACATCAAATCTTGTTCCCAGCTGTTGGAAGTGTAATCAGGCAAAAGGTAGTAATAACTGGCTCACATGGATGAGACAGACATTTGGGATTACCCATAGAGAACATCTTATTTTAGAACATATACGGTAGTTTTATTGACATGGCAACTTATGCGCCTGAATATAGAGCCAAAGCTAGAGCATTAGTAGAAAAAATGGGTAGGAGAATGACTCCTACTGAAGTTTATGCAGAAATCGGCGACCCTCCTGAAGGAATTAGACTGAAAGCTGATGGCAGCGGAAATGTAACTACAGAACCTACAGATCTACGCGCAGCACGTCGAAATAAAGCTGAAGCTAAAAGATCTAGTTCTTTGGCCGCCCAAACAGCTGGCCAAGATGTCTATAGCCAACAAGTCAAAGCATTGGGCGAGCGCTCTAAGGAGTACGATATTCACCATAAGCGTACTGCTGTTGTCTATCAACCATTTTTTGAGGGGTTGTCAGATAAGGAACAGAAAGAACTCGCACAATATGCTGCAGACATCGGCATGCCACTCGGTAACGCAAAAGAAAACCTTACTGAAGCTCATAAAAAAGCGGTACACGAACCAATGCACCAATGGATGAAAGAGAATTTTATCCAACCTAATTCCGACAAACCGCTCCTCAATTTTAAAGGCAAATCACTAGATTTTCGTAAAGAAGCCCTTAAACTTTATGCAGAGTTTGTGCAACCAGCTGTAGATGAGCAGCTAAACAAACTTGAGCTTGATTTTTCAGGTGGTGCAGTAAAAACTAAACGTCCTACCGTTGAACGAACTGAAATGAAGGCACTTGCTGGGGCTGGTAAGTTGCTTGCCGGTATTGGTGTTGTAGGCGGTGTCCTTAGTGCAGGCGAAGCTTTTGCTGCTGGTGATACTAAAGAAGGTGTAGCACGTACACTAGAAACCGTTGTGGGTGAAGTGCCGATTGTTGGTGATATTGTTCAATCTGAAAGCCTTGCTGCTGGTGATATGTCTGCCCCCATAGAAGCTGAAAGACGTATACGTAGACGTAGAGAAGTTGAACAACGCTCAGCTGAAGCACGGAAGCGTGGCAGCAAATGGAAAACAAATATCGGTGGTATGGAGATCGGTGTACCTGAACTTGGTGTCTCCGAATGGTTGGGTATTAACTAACATCCCCTGAGAGGCGTCTCTGTGCCCCTACAAGGCGCCTCTAACCCTTTTCTGGTATCTTCCCCCTTATGAACGTTTTAGACGCCCTTAGAGACGATTTTAAGCTGTTCCTCCAAGCCCTTTGGCAGCAGCTTGATCTTCCCTCCCCTACCCGTGCGCAATACGCCATTGCTGACTACCTTCAATACGGACCAAAGCGACTACAGATCCAAGCATTTCGTGGGGTTGGTAAGTCGTGGATTACTGGTGCTTTTGTTCTTTGGACGTTGTTTAAAGACCCCGAAAAGAAGATCATGATTATCTCCGCTTCAAAAGAGCGTGCTGATAACATGTCAATCTTTCTTCAGAAGCTTATCATTGAAACTCCGTGGCTGGTGCACCTCCGACCAAAGAGTGACGATGCCCGGTGGTCCCGTATCTCCTTTGATGTCAACTGCTCTCCTCACCAGGCACCATCCGTTAAGTCCGTTGGTATCACAGGTCAGCTGACTGGTAGTCGTGCAGACCTTATGATTCTTGATGACATTGAAGTTCCCGGTAACTCAATGACAGAAATGATGCGTGAAAAACTACTTCAACTCTGTACCGAGGCTGAATCAATCCTTACACCAAAAAAAGATTCACGTATCATGTACCTGGGTACTCCCCAGACAACCTTTACCATTTACCGTAAGCTAGCAGAACGTAACTACCGTCCATTTGTTTGGCCTGCACGCTACCCACGTAAATCTAAACTATCTAGTTACGAATCACTCCTGGCTCCCCAGATCGTTGAAGACATCGAGATGGGTGCAGAAGAATGGGAACCTACTGACCCAGACCGCTTTCAATCTGAAGACCTGCTTGAACGTGAGGCAGCAATGGGTCGGTCTAACTTCATGCTTCAGTTCATGCTTGATACAAGCCTGTCTGACGCTGAAAAGTTCCCACTTAAGATGGCTGACCTAATCATCACTGCTGTTAACCCCACTGAATGCCCAGACTCCGTAGTGTGGTGTAGTGATCCAAGTAAAGCCATTAAAGACCTTCCAACAGTTGGTCTGCCCGGTGATTATTTCTACTCACCAATGGCTCTTCAAGGTGAGTGGTTGCCGTACACTGAAACAATCTGCTCTGTTGACCCATCTGGCCGTGGTACTGACGAAACAGCAGCCACATTCCTTAGTCAACGTAACGGCTTTATCTACCTTCACGAAGTACGTGCCTATAAAGACGGTTACAGTGACAATACCTTACTAGATATCCTTAGGGGTTGTAAAAAGTACAACGTTACTAAACTCCTTATTGAGACAAACTTTGGTGATGGTATTGTAGCTGAACTCTTTCGTAAACACCTCCAACAAACCAAACAAGCAATCGATATTGAAGAGGTACGCGCTAACGTCCGTAAAGAAGACCGAATCATTGATACCCTTGAACCAGTCATGAACCAGCATAAGCTGATCGTTAACCGGTCAGTGGTTGAATGGGACTTCAATTCCAATAAAGACGAAGCACCTGAACTACGACTCCTGTACATGCTCTTTTATCAGATGAGTCGCATGTGTCGTGAAAAAGGAGCCGTTAGACACGACGACAGACTAGACTCCCTAGCTCAAGGTGTTAAGTACTTTACAGATGCCCTTGCTATTTCAGCCCATGAGGTCGTTAAACAACGTAGACAAGATGATTGGAATGATCTTATGGATGCCTGGCTAGATGATCCCCAGGCAGCAGCTAGTCATATGGCCTTTGGTATGAGCCTTGAACAACGACAAAAAGCAAGACAACTAGCTGGCAAAAAGACACATCATACATGGGTTAATATGTAAAAAACCCGGTACCTTGAGACAACAGTCATACCAAGGGATTCCGTAAGGTGGGATGTAAAGGGGGGAGTGAAGGGGTGGATTCACTTTCTCCAACTGGGGAAGACAACAAATCTTCCCCTTTTACTAATGATCCGTGAGGAGGATCCAAAAGACACAAAGACCAATCATCTCCCTCTTAGATCATTCATCTACTCCTCATTACTAACAAGTTGGTGAATCTTGTGAGTACTGATTCTCCCCATCCATCTGAATCCTGTCACTACTTATTCTACTGTATGGTAGTGGAGTAGTAACAACTACAACTAAACATATTACCACCACCACATGTCTACCCATTCCGTAGGTCTTATCCACATCACTCCTAACGCTGAAGAACTTGTAGCGTACATGGCACGAGTATCTAACCCATCTAATCAATCAAACACTGAAACCAGTGCTAAACTGATTAAATACCTCATCACTCACCAACATTGGTCTCCATTTGAGATGGTGAATATGTGTGTAGAAATTACTACTACTCGGTCTATTGCAGCACAGATCCTTCGTCATCGTTCCTTTTCTTTTCAGGAGTTTAGTCAACGGTATGCACCGGTAACAGATGCTCCCCAACTGCCTGATCTTCGTAGACAAGACCTGAAGAACCGTCAGAACTCTATTGATGACCTTGACCCTAGTGTAGTGGATGAGTTCTCCTTTAGGGCTGGTGTTGTTATGGGTGATGCATTTAGGTTGTATAACGACATGGTTAAAGCTGGTGTAGCTAAAGAGTGTGCACGTGAAGTACTTCCGCTTGCTACTCCTACCCGCTTGTATATGAATGGGTCTATTAGGTCTTGGTTGCATTATTGTGACCTTAGAACTGGTAATGGTACCCAAAAAGAACACGCACTTATTGCATCACAAATCCAAGACCTCATGTGGAAGAACATCCCCGGTATTTGCAAAGCTATGTGGGACAAAAATTTCGATTGAATGAATTTAAAGTCCTGTATAGGAAGTGGAAAACATTTAATTCCGCATGGAATCATTTCCTGTTTTCTGTACTTTGGTGGCTAGAAGAACAGCTGATTAGTTGTCGTGTGTCTATTGAAGTTGATGAAGCGGTTAAGACGTGGGATTCGCTTCAACCAGTAGATGATCAACAACCGGTTTACTCGGAAACTGGTCCGGACCTTTTTGATGAAATAAGACTTACTGCACCACATCATGTACGATCAAACGACTGAAGGCCGTCAGAGGCGCCTAGAAGACGCTATACGGGCTGTTGAGGCTAAGGGTAATACCTTCATGGCCGCAAACCTTAAAAAGGCGCTACGGGAGCTTCTAGAGCAGGCTCAGAGGGGTGGCTAAAATTTGACAAAAATTTGCTAGGTCTATTAACGATGGAGCACGGACGCAGTTCCCCCCAGTGGGGGTACCCACCCGCGTAGAAAACGCGCACGGGCGTGGGTGGTGTGTCCAATGCCGTGTCCAACCCAGCCCAGGCAGGCCCAAACCCGTTGTGCCGTAAGGGATGTGGTGGGTTGCGTATCTGCGTGTGTGGCAGGTGCGCAGGCTTTGGACAGGGCTCACTGGAAGTGAGATGCAACAACACTATGCTTCAATGCGCATAACCACATCCCCATCAATCTCACACATCTGTCTTCGATTCCGTAACAATTGTTAACAACCCAGTCATACCAATGGATCTCAGCTGATAAGCAAACTTAATACAACCCATAAGCAGCACTGATAACCACTGCACTGCAATGGATCTCGATGAATCTCACCGCGATGCTGTGCCACCTTGCTGGCTGTCCACCACCAACCGGCTGTATGCTGGAACCTCCTCTCAGGTTGGAGATGCGACGGCTCGACTCTCCCTGATAAGGGGGAGGAGAGTCTCGCCTCTACATCACCTGAGAGAGAGACACCTCGAACCTTGACAACCGAATATGAGCACCGCTAAGTGATGGCGACCAACCCCGTGGGTTCCTGGGGTGAGGTGTTGAGGGAACATGCCGAACCACAGGCATTGTTTGATCATGGTTACCCATGCACAGCCCGCTGTGACATGTGCTTCGACTGGCACACATGGGTATTG